AAAGTACTGTTTAGACCTTCCTATCCTGTTCAGGGTAGAGAATTAAACACGCTTCAATCCATACTTCAGAATCAAGTCGAAAGTTATGGTAAATATCGTTTTAAACAAGGAGATTTAGTAGTTCCTGGTGAAGTCGGTCTCAATAAGAGACTTGATTTTGTCAAGCTTTCTTCTGTTTCAGAAGTTGCTGTAAATATTGATGGTGAAATAATATATCAAAAATATGATATTGATGGTTTAGTTGGTCAGAAAGTTAGTGGATTATCATCTGGTGTAGTCGCTCTTATTCTTGCTATTTCTAAACAGACAGAGAATAATAATGATACATTGTATGTCAAATACTTAACTGCTGGTGCATTAGGTGATGAAGAGACTTTTAGACAAGGTGAAACACTGGAAGTGGTTGATGGTGTTAATTCTCCTTTGCTTATTGTTGGAACCGACGGTAGTGTTTTACCTACCAATGTTGCTGTAACAAATCCTGATACTGGTGCTGTCACTTTCATTGAAAGTGGTGCAATGGGATATGCTGCTGCTGTGAAGGTTGAGGAAGGTGTTTATTTTGTTAATGGATTTTTTGTAAGAAATAGTTCTGCATTAATTGTTGTAGATGGATATAATAATACTCCATCTGTTAAAGTAGGATTTAAAGTAACTGAATCATTAGTATCACCAGAAGAAGATATTACTTTATACGATAATGCTTTTGGATCATCAAACTATGCTGCTCCTGGTGCACATAGATTGAAAGTAGATCTCGAAGTTATTAAGTATGGTTATGACGAAACACCAGATAAGAATTTTATACAACTTCTTACTGTTAAGAACGGTGTTGTACAACGTCAAATTAAACAAGCAGATTATTCTTTATTAGAGAAAACTCTTGCAAGAAGGACATATGATGAGTCTGGTGATTATGTTGTAGATAAATTTGATATTGATATAAGAGAATTTTATAATAATGACAATAATGGTGTATATTCATTAAATGTTAATGGCACAGTAAACAATATAACAGTAGGTGAAGCTAGTAATAAATTAATAGCAACTGTTGGTCCTGGTAAAGCGTATGTTCGTGGGTATGAGATTGTTAATAAAGAAACGAAGTATATAGAGTTAGATAAAGCAAGAGATACTTTAGTTAGAGATAATGTTACTATTAGATCTACTGGATTAGCTAGTTTTACACTTACTAATGTTTATAATACTATTCCTTTAAATGCAGAAGGAGCAGATCTAACAGCATATCCAACAATATATCTAAATTCTACCTACAATGATGGTACGGTAGGTTCTAATAATAATGAAGAAGATTCTGATTATATTCAAACTATTTCTAGAAGAGGTTATGGTTTTGATAAGGATTATGGTATTAAAACTATATACGTAAATTCTAATATTACAGGTGCTGTAACATCTGACAGTATTACTACTGGTAGTGGTACACATGATTTACGAAAAATATGGTTTGTTACATCTAGAACAGCATCTGGTGGAGTAGCAGATACAGATTCTGTAGAAACACTTGCGTATGCACCTGTTGTTAGAAGTGACCTTGCATCTACTCCATGTCTTCAGTTAGTTGTTTATGGTAGAAAAGATTATTTGGATAATATTCTTCTTGAATATGATGATAATCATCAAACCAAAAGAAGAGATCTTTATAAGACCGAAAATGATGCTAATGGAGAGGTTAATAATATAGGATGGATTGCTGATTATAACGAAACTATTATTCCTTTGGTTGGTGTTGCTAAACCAAAAGATTTTTCGTTACTAAAGAGACCAGAAGGTTTTAATGCTGATACTGATAAGGTTATATCTAAAGGAACAACAGCAGATGGGCAGACTCCTTATAGTGGATTATTTAATCTATCATATTTCAATCCAGTATTCTTCACAAAACTATTAGTAGATAGTAACGTTACTAGTGAATTTGCATCAGGTAAGTATATTACAGGATCTCAAAGTGGTGCTTATGGTGTAGTAGAAGGTGATACTAATGGATATCTGTCTTCTGGTAAAAGTCTTGTAGTAAAAACATTGTCTGGACGTTTTGTTCCAGGTGAAACACTTGTTAGTGAAGAAGGTGGTCTGTTAAGAATTGCTAGAGAAAATACTATTTCTCATTTTATCGTTAATAAAGGTGGAAGTGGTTATGCATCTACTGATAAAGTCTCTGTTAATGGTATTAAATATGAATCAGCTGATATTTCTATTGGTGAAGTAGGAGGTGCTTTATATAAAATAGAAGTTAATAATCGTGATGCAGTTTCTGTAGAATATTCTACTCCACCAACAGTTTTTGTTGACAGTTCTAGTGGTGCTGATGCTATTATTACACCTGTTTTGTTTAGAGATACCGTAGTTACATATGGTTCTCAAAGTGTTAAATCATTATATTCATCATTTGGAACTGGAAGTAAGTTTAGTGCTGATATAGAAACTATTGATTCTAATTATTCAGAAACTACAGCAATAACAGAGTATACATTCTCTGGTAAATCAGGAAATAGGTATATTGAGTGTAATGGATTCAGTGCTGATGCTTCTGAATTTGTAACACAAGGTGATATTATTCAATTTAATGATAGTCTTGGTAAAGTTAATCGTTTTGTAGTTGAAAGTGCTACTCTTCCACAAGGTACTAACAAATCAAGAATTTATATAAATTTTGCACTATTAAATGATGTTACAGCAGAATCAGTAGTAAGATTACGTCCAACTGTTTCTAGTGGAACTGGTTCTACATTAATATTCCCAACAGGAAGTAAAGAGATTGGTAGTTTAATAAAGAATTCAGAAGATACACAGATCAAGTACTATGTTAGAAGAGATTTTGTTGTTACTGGTACTGCTACTGGAGGTAACATAACTTTCGTTGCACAGCTTGGTTTTGGTACACAGAGATTCTCTGAATTTAATGAGAATGATTTCTTAATAACCGTTCATGATAAAGGTGGTGCAAATGAGATTGAAACAGGAGATGTTATTTACGTTTCACCAGATTTTGTAGAGACAAAGAATATTTCTGATCCAACATCTGGTTTGTCATCAGGAAGTATGACATTAACCTTCCCAGAGAATCATTTTGGTAGCAACATTACTAATTTCCCTAAACTTAAATTAACTGCAACATTAGAGATAAGCAAAGCAAAACCAAAAACAAAGAGTTCTGTATCTAATAAGAGAATTATTATTACTGCTGCTGGTGATAAAGTAATACCTTTGAGAGGTATTGATTATGATAGTGATAGTACAGAATCTTATACTTATTCTGATGTTTATAAGGTTAAGTACATATATGAAGGATCTACATCTGCACCACCTACAGTTGATGTTAATGGTAATTTAGTTGTAGGTACTGATATAACACATAGATTTACTTTTGATGATGGACAAAGAGATACATTCTATGATGTTTCTAGACTGGTATTAAAACCAGGATTCCAAGCACCAACTGGTCAAGTTGTTGTTGCTTTTGATTACTTTGAACATTCTCAAGGTGATTTTTCAACAGTTGATTCATATCTACATGAAGATGGTGTTGTTGCTGATGATGTTCCATCTTTCAACTCTACTGTTCATGGTATTGTTAATTTGAGGAATGTTATTGATTTCCGTCCTAAAGTAGATTCTACTGCTATTATTTCTGGTTTCCAAGATAATTCTATATTATCTCAAACTGAATATATTAACTTTACTGGTCCTGGTGGTGCTGTTTCTAGTACTCCAGCATCAAGTAAGTTACTTCCATATACTGTTTCCTTTACAGAGTCACAATATCTTGATAGGATTGATGGTGTATTTTTAAATCAGAAAGGTGATTTTGTAATTAAGACTGGTAATTCATCATTAAATCCATCTAAACCAGAGATGATTGAGGATGGTATTGCATTGTATTATATGTATATCCCTGCTTTCACTAGATCAAGTAAGGATGTAAGAGTTATCCCTGTGGATAATAAGCGTTATACAATGAAGGATATCGGTAAACTTGAAAAGAGAATTGAAAGATTAGAATATTACACAACTTTAAGTATACTAGAGCAACAAGCATTAAACATGCAGGTTAAAGATGCTCTTGGTATTGATAGAGTTAAGAGTGGATTTGTTGTTGATAATTATGAATCACATAATGCTGGTAATCTTAAATCTATAGATTATAAATGTTCTGTTGATGCACAACAATCTGTTCTACGACCACAAGTAAAGGAAGATAGTTTCAAATTAACAGAAATTTATAGTAGAGATTATCAAAGAGATATTGCTGGATATGTTAATAATAATGATGTTGTTACTCTTCCATACACTGATATAGTTTATGCTAATAATGCATTTGCTACAAAAACTATTAATCCTAATCCATTTGTTGTTATACAATATCTTGGTGATGCATCATTAAATCCTAATGTTGATCAATGGTATGATACTACTGTTGCACCATTATTGACTGATAATAATACTGGTTTATTCTCTATATTCTTGGCAAAGGATGTTACAGAAAGTTTCTCAAGTATATACAATTCATTTGTAGTTAACTGGGTTGGTGTTAATAAAGCTTTCTATAATATAAATCCATTATCTGAAAGTAATTCTGATTCAGCAGCATCTAGTGTTAATAATGCTTCTGTATCAAGTTCTTCTAATATTAGTCCTCAAAATAATGAAATAGCAAAGGGTGTTGGATATAAGACTGTTAATAATATTACTGTTGCAGATTCTTTAAGATTTTTTGCAAGATCTATTCCAGTTAAATTTGTTCTTAAGAGATTAAAACCAAAGACACAAGTTTATGTGTTTATGGAGCAAAGAAATATTGATAGATGGATATCACCAGATTCTAGATTTACTGGAGTTGCTGGTAATTCATTAACTTCATTTAATACACCTATCATTACAGATGAGTATGGTAATGCTAGTGGTATTCTTTTAGTTCCTGCAGGTTATGCTCCTAAAGAGAATACTCCTTGGAATGGAGATGTTAAACAAGTTCTATATGATGACACTTCTGAAGAAATAAGATTCTCAACAGGTATAAAGACAATTAGATTTACTTCTAGTGCAACAGATTCAAATAAGGATGCTGTAGATACTTATGCTGAAGTTAAGTTCTATGCAACTGGTATTTTACCAGAGAATCCTGCATCTATTATTTCTACTGCACCAGCATTCTTTAAAGCAAATGAAGGTGTTCAGTTGATTGATAGTAATACTGAAAATACTGCTAGACCTAATCCACTTGCACAGACATTTAAGGTGGAGAACTTTGAAGGTGGTATGTTCTCTACTGGTATAGACTTATTCTTCTCCAAAAAGAGTACTTCTATTCCTATAAGAGTTTATTTGAGTAATGTAGATAGTGATAAACCAGGAAAGTATATTTTGCCTGGATCTGAAGTCACTTTATATCCAGATACATTCCTTAAAGTTTATTCTTCTGGAAATATAACATTAACAGTTGGAGAAAATGTAACTGGTGTTAGATCACTTGCTATTGGACCTCTTTCCAAGGTATATGATAGAAATATGTTTGAGGTGTCACCTACTAGTGATGGTAAGATTTCAATTACTAACGAGCAAGTATACACATTTGTATTGAGTAACCATAATGGTACTTCATTCCAAGCAAATGAAGATCTTACTTTGAATAGTGTTACACAATATAATAATGCTAATAATGCAACAATTGGTTTAAAGACTGCTAAAGATTCTGGTAAAGTATCAGCATTAAATGTTACTACATTAGGTTCTGGTTATGAAGGAGCAACTATTACAGTTGAGAGTCCTCAATTACCTGGTGGTAGTAATGCTACTGGATCCGTCAAGGTATCTAATGGACAACTTTATCTAGCAGACGTTGCTATATCTGGTAGAGGATATACGGAAGCACCTGCAGTTGTTGTAAGAGGATCAGGTTCTGCTGCTACAGGAGCAGTAATTGAATCTGAAATTGTTATAGATGAACCAGCAGTTAGAATGGGTATTGCTGTTGATACAGATACTACAGTTAATTCAACTATTCCTACAAGATTTAAGTTTAATTATCCTGTATATTTACAAGATAATGCAGAGTATGCTCTTAATATTGAGTGTGATACAACAGAGTATGAGATATGGTCATCTAGACTTGGTGAAACAGATATTGCTTCTGGATTAGTTGTTAATACACAACCACTTTTAGGTTCGGTATTTAAATCACAAAACGTTGATAATTGGACAGAAGATTTGTTTGAAGATATTAAATTTACTCTTTATAGAGCAGAATTTGATATTAGTAGAACTGCTGAATTACTATTAACTAACGAAGAATTAGGTTATGAGAAATTGGCAGCAGATCCTGTAGAAACATATGCTTTAGCAAATAGTACTGCAACATCTGCATTGTTTAAGAACAATAGTAACATAGTTAAGATAAATCATCGTGATAATGGATTTGAAACAGATGGAAAATCTAAAGTTTATTTCAAGGGAGTAGAAAGTTTTGCTGGTTATGATGTTAGTGATGTAGAAAATACTCTTTACACAGTTGCTAACTCTGGTATTGATACTTATACAATTGTTGGTCCTGCTAGAGCATCAGTTACAGGTTTTGGTGGTGGTAAAAATATATTAGCATCGTATAATAGAAAGTATGAGAAACTATATGCACAAGTTCCATACTTACAAACATCTGATACAAAAATTGATAGTTATGTAACTACGACAAATATAGTTCCTGTTGATTCTTCAACTATAAATTATAGTTCCTATTCACAGTCACCAAAAGAAACTACTTTCCTAAATGAAGAGCAATTCTTTTTAAATCAAAAGGTTATTGCTTCTAGTATTAATGAAATAGTTAATGGTATTGATAATTCACTTGTGTATAAGATTGATCTTTCATCAACTAAATCACATTTATCACCTTTGATTGATTTAAGAACTAGTTCTGTTAAATTAGGATCTAATAGAGTTGAGAATACTACTGGTACAGAAAATAGATACGGAAAGAGATATCAAATTCTCAAACTATATCCAATCTATAAATTTACAGTTGATGGAAATGGTTCAACTCCTATAGATGGAACAATTGCTCAAAATGTTTCAGGTCTAACTACTGGAGCATCTTCTGAAGTATTGCGTGTTATTGATAATGATGTTTATGTTAAGGTTAAAAATTCCTTACAGTTTAAAGTGGGTGAAACCTTAAAATTCAGTGTTCAATCTGTTACTGGTGGTGATTTAGTTAACGAGACTGTTGTAATTTCTGCTGCTGGTATATTTGAACAAGTTCCTAATTTTGTTACAGGATCAACTGTTACTGCATACAACCCATCTAATTTAAGTCAGAAATATGATAATAAGATAAGTGGTAAGGTAATTATATGGGATTCTAAAACCAAGTCTTTGACATTGGAGAATGATAAAAATCCTATTAACAATAATTATATAAGTCCTATTACTGCTGGTAGTGACTATGCTAGAAAACCAGCAACAAGTGATCAAGTTAATGATATATTCCGTGAGGGAGAACTTATTGATTTTGAAGGATCTGTTTTTGCAACTTCAAAATTTGCAGAAGTTAAATCAATGTCATTTGATGATGGTGTTGATTATGTACCAGAAGATGGTTCTCTCAATACATCAGGTGTTTCAAAATATGTTACTAAAGAAATCTTTATTGATAATCCTGCAACTGCAGTTAATGTTTATATAACTGCTAATGTTAAAGA